TCCAGCAACAGTCAAAGTAGATGCCATATCTACTGCACCGTCTATATCTACCACATCAAGATTGGTAGTTCCATCAACGTCTATATCTCCAGAAATATCTAGGCTTCCACCTGTCAACTTACCAACCTGCAAGTCAGCATAGCTGTTGATTGTGACATTTCCTGCGGTCGTTCCGTCCTCTGTATTACAGGCTATTGCGGCAAACTCGTCAGCAGACTCGTCCCATATAAATCCCTTGTTTGCAGTGTTACTAGCAGAGCCGTTGCCTCGCGTAACAATAAACCCTTCATCAAATGCAGTACTTGTGTACCCTTCACCAAACTTTACTAAGGGGTCAGTAACAGTAAGGTTAGTTGTGTTTACTGTTGTGGTTGTACCGTTAACAGTAAGGTTGCCCGTAATAGTTACATTGTCACCAAAAGTTGCTTCAGATGTAGAATGTCCTATTGCAATGGCTATACCAGAAGTTTCTGTAGCAAGCTTTAGCTCTCCTGTAGAATTTTCAATATATGAATTAGTACCATCGTGGTACACCTGCATATCAGAACCTGTACCAAATTTGAACTTGTCACTGTCTGGTACAAGCAGATCACCGTTTGAATCTACTGTTACGGCTTTTGATGCTTCGGACGTACCTAGTGTAGTAATGTCTAGGTAGTTTAATTCAGCAGCAGTAGAAGTAACTGTTGTCCCTCCTATGGAAAGAGCGTCTGTTTCAAGAGTGCCATCAAAGTCTCCATCTACAGCATCAATGTTGCCCTTAAAAATTGTAGCACTAACCGTTCCTGTACTTGGATTATATGCAAAATTGCCATCCATTTCTAAACCAACATTGCCTGTGCTTGAGGTTGCCCCCTCTACAAAAGTAATTAGGTTTTCTTCGTTAGTGCTTTCATTGTCAGTTACTAAAACATGAGCAGAGTTTGTTGCGTTTGTAACTGTTGTTCCCGCAATAACTGTAGCTAAAGCTGTACCATTAACCGTTATTGCATCCGCTTCAAGTGTGCCGTCAATATCTGCATTTCCAGATATGTCTAGTGAGCCACCATCTATTTCTCCAGATGCTGTAATTGCATTATCTTTTATAAGAACTCCATCAATGGTTACACCAGATCCAGAAGTAGTTTCTGCAATCGTGTTAGTGGTTATCGACTGACCATTACTAACAACAATGTTTGTAGATCCAGTAGTGTTACCAACAGCAAGAACTTCAGACAAGGCGTCAGATGTTGCCACCTGAGCATCAACGTAAGCAGTGGTAGCCACCTTAGTTGAGTTGTCACCAGAGCTTTGGGTAGTTCCCGTTACGCCGTCAGCTAAAATACCAGAAAGCGTTGTAGCTGTAAGTAGCCCAGTGCTTGAGTTAAAAGTTAAGTTACTTCCGCTCTTGGGGCCAAGACTACCTGTAGCAGCAGTTGCAAACAGTGGGAAGCAGGTTGTGTCCGAAGATTCATCGGCTACCGTCACTGCACTAACTGTAGCAGCTCCGCCAGCAGCTATAGCAACAGCACCACTTACATTGCCAAAAATTTGATCCTCTAGGTTAGAAAAAGTAATTTTACCATTACCGCTATCGGTGTTGTCCACCATAGCTACAAAGTCATCTTGAGCTATACTCGTTTCTGTAGCTAGTTCATTTAGGTCTAAAGATACGGTAAGTGTTTGACCACTGGCTGCCGTGTCTAGTCCAGTGGCACCAGCTATAGTAAATGTTTGGCTATCCAGATCGACTGAACTACTTCCGCTATCTCCAGCAAAGTCTAAGTCTTCAGCAGTTAGTTGAGTATCGACATAAGCTTTGATGCTCTGCTGAGTAGCAAGAGACGTGGCAGAGTTAGAGGACATATTGTCCTCATCCAATATTGCCACTTCCGCAGGAGCAGCAGCCCCACCAGAAACATTACCAAGAACCTTATAATCTGCTAGGTTTTCTATCTTGGCCTTTGTGACATTGCTATCTGCAATAAGAGAGGTGGTAATGTTGGCGGCAGCAATCTTAGCTGTAGTTACGTTACTACCTGCAATTTTAGCAGTAGTTACCGAACTTGTTGCAAGCTTGCCAGCACTAATGCCAAGATCTTTTACAATTATTGCGCCACTAGAAAGTTGGGTAGTTGAATCATCAACTGCTCCAGATGCAAATGTTGCACTATCTACAAGTGCATTAAGATTGGTAGACGTTACCTGATCGCCGTCTGAGTATGTAGTCCCTTTACTGAGTATAGCCATTATTCTGCTTTCTGTAAATTTCTAAATGTAATAGCTCCCGCTACCTTTAACGCCCTTAGTCTAGGTCTTCCTTTTGTTGTTGTTAATTTAAATTGTAATCCGTAAGCTCTTTTGTTGCCAAATCTACCCCTTAGTGACACATCCTCGTCTATTGCAAGTTCTTGGCCGTTAAGTGAAGAAACACTTCCGAGATCTATTATACCATCAATATTTTCTGTGATTGCTTCAAGATTTGCATCAGATACATTATTTTCTGAAGATTGCAAATGAACCTCAAAATTGTTCCATTTTTTACGATCTATAGATCTAACATTAAACATTCTGGTAATCGCAGATGCGGATACTAAAATACTACTTGATGAAGCCCCAATAGCTCCAACGTACAGATCTATATCATCTGCTCTTGATTCGTACTTATGAACTCCACCATTTCGATTAATAGCATAAACACCTCTTTGAGAACCAGATCCACCTGCTAGTAAATATGTGTACTCCCAATCTGAGTCATTTATGGAATCTAAAGACTCCCATTGCTTATTAACAAAATTGTAAATTAACAATGCGTTGTTTGTGGTGGAATCATCCAGAGGAACGGCAATGTAATACCTGTTATCAAAATAAGCAGAAACAGCCTTATCTGCATGATCCTTGTTTATTCTTGAAATAGTTCCTTGTATTGTTGCAGATAAAGGAACATCTTGTCCTCTAAGATTATACAAATCAACAAAGTCTAGTGCATACACTCCGTTGTCAGATAGGAACATAAGTTTGTTGCCTATCTGCTGTATGCTATTTCTAGCCGAACACCCTATGTCGCTTGTAATAACTTGTGATACACTGCTTTCAAGATCCAAGCTGTTTTTTACTGTATGAATACTATTGCGGTTAAAAACCACTAGCTGGTCATCAGAAAAAGAATGAAAACCTACAATAAAATCTGCTTCTCCTGCATTAAATCTAAACTGACCGTAAACTCTGTCATACGTGTTTTGATCTAATATATCCGAAAACAAAGCCTCATCCAAAATATTTCTATCGGTAATTGTAGCAGATCCAGAAGACCCAGTAATGTCAAACTGATATGGAACAACTAATCTTCGTTGATGATAAACACCAAATTCAGGAGCTGGCATATGAGTAAATCCCAATCCAACAGACTCTGGCTTCATAACACTAGCTGTTTTATTTGTTCCAGTTTTGTCTCCTGAATTAAATGTAAAAGTTGTTGAGTTTGTTATATCTCTAACTCTAAAAGTATCTCCAATACTATAGCCAGAAGTGCCAGCCGTTGTCACTTTAAGAAGATCGCCAACTAATAATGAAGCAGTGCTAGATACTGTAGCTGTACCAATTCCTCCAGAAAAATCAAGATCGGTAATAGAAAGTGGAACAGGTTGATTAAAGTTTCCATTTGAAACTAAAGAAAATGTAGTGGTGCTAATGTCTCCATCCCACTGTAAAGCTATCTGACCCTTACGAAATATGAACAACTTATTAAATGCCTGAATAACACTACTTCCTCTCGGAACCGTTTCTCCAGTAGGATATGTAAGAGATACTGTTGTTGCCCCACTATCCAAGGTTTTTACCAATACTGTTTTGTTGGTTCCAACAACAGCAATGTAGGATGTTGCGTCGTTGTTAGGATCTGAAAATTCACAAGACGCTTCTATGAAGTTTGAAGCACTATCTAGCAGTCTCATTCCTTTAACCACCATAGTTCCACCTGGCGTTTCAGCTAAATCAGTAACTGTGTAGGTTATTGTATCTGCATCTACAACTGTAGCAATAAAATTTCCGTTTGGATCAACACTACCAGAAAACGTTAATCCACTAATATTTACCCCAGTGTTAGTTGTTATGTTGTGGGCTGAATTAAAATTAACTTGGATGGTTGAATCAGTCCTAGAAAATGAAGCAACTCCACCACCTATATTGGTTGAGTCATACAACTTAAATGGAAGAGCAAGAACTGCCGCAGAAAATGGAGCAGAAAATATTTCCATACCTTTTCGTGGTTGCCACTCACCATTCAAATCCATACGTCCGTTATTGGACTCTGCAAGAATTCCAGAAGTTAATTGATCTGGTCTAAATTTATTATTAAAGCCAGCAAATCCTTGATCTAAATCTTCTACAAGCCGATCATCCTGTGCTCCGTATGTATCGTACCTAGCCATTTAGCAATCCCAAGCCCTTCTGCTCCAGTAATTTGCAGACAGTTTATTATTTTTACCCTTAATGCCACCCGACCTAGCACAGTAACTTTTCTTACGTGCTGGGTTACTTTTTTTGATGCTCATGTTGGCATCACCAAATCGTACAATCTTTTCTTTACCGCCCTGGCAAGCTTTCACGACAAACTTCTTCCCACTAGACACTTGCCTTCGTGGAACATTACACTTCATGTTTTTTTTATTTATTGCCACGTTTTACCGCCTTTACTCTTCTTGGTTTACCTGCTGGTTGCCCTAGCTTTTTTTTCTGAGCTATTCTTGATCGCTTCTGGGATGTTGTCATTTCACCAGATGTTACTGGTGTACGGCTGCTGACACGCTTAGAAGGTCTACAGTAGGGCGTACCCCTGCTTTCTCCCTTACGACGGCCACAAGGCTTACCAGTGCGTACATCTACCCATTTTTCCTTAAACCAACGCTTCAAAGAAGCACCTTTCTTCGTCTTGCGCACAGCCATTACTTTGCCTTTTTGCGCTTGCCCCAATTGGCAGCACCTACCTTACGGCACTTGGCAATAGCCCCACTGGCATACGCAGATGGAAACACCTTGTACCTAGATTTAACTTTTTTGTAGCAAGCATCTTTAGGCATTATACGTTCCAGGATTTTCTGGCTTTGTTCTGAGATGTTTTAGAAAGTTCTCCGTAATGAAACAATGGCTTAGATGAAGAAGTATGGGTTTTGCCAGAATGCAGTTTGCCGTTAGTCATCTTGTGAAGACCTCCCTTATGCTCTTTGCCACTTTTAAAATAGTGTTTTACTGACATAGCCATAACTAGTATTTCTTTCCTTTGCCCTTGCCTTTGCCTTTGCTCTTGCCCATTGGGCATGGTTTGCGTTTGTAGTCCATATTTTTGTCTTCTATTTAACTTGTGAGCTTCCAAAGTAAAATCCTAGTAAAGCCAGCATTCCTTGCCTTACTTCGGGCAATAACACAAAGCCCTCTAAGTGTTTCCATTTATCTGCTCCGATTCCTAAAAATTTAAATACTCCTAATTTATTTGCCTCAATGGTTACTGGTATGTCAAAGAAGGCCATGACGAAGGGAGCAAATACCACTGAAAACAAGATGCACATAGCGATGAGCTTTCTAA